ACTCAACCCTCCGCAAATCAAAATAATTTAGAGGATTGGGCTTGCCGTTTTTTAGACTCATGCTTCTTCTGTAGCCATGTCGTAGTAGGCAAACTCGCCCCACGGTGGAACAATACTGTTATTACCGTGAATAATGAATACTGTATCGCAGTAGTTCTCATCTCCCCAGCTGCCATACGGATAACCGTCTGTGAACATGATAAACTTTTTAGGATTAATGTTATGCTCTTTCATGTAATCCCAATTGGCATCAAATTCAGTACCACCACCGCCCATAACTTCATAAGTGTCAAACTCATCCATGGAGTAGCCGTCGTAGTCTTGTTCGTTGTAAACTTTAGTATCAAAGCACCATACTTTAATTTTAAAATCTTTGTACTCTTGCATAATACCTTTGATTTCACTCAAAAAGTCTTTGGCCTGATCGTCACCAATTGAACCACTCATGTCAATAGCCACACAGATGTCAATAGTCTCTTCGTAAGCAGAACCAGGCAATATTGCACTCATGTGCCAGCCCTTACGATTGGGACGCATAAAAGAGTAATCGTATTTGATAGTGCTTTGAATTTGTTGACGCAAAATCTCACGCCAGTTCATCTTAGGCTCTGTAAGATCTTTAATCATGCGTTGAACACTTGCAGGCACATTTCCCGCACCCGCTGCCTGTGCCGCTTGCATTGTGGCTTCACGGATCTCGTCACGGATTTGTTTCAGTTCTTCTTTGCTGTACTTAGGCTGACCATCTTTGCCGTCCTTGTCACCCCAGTCAATGTGGTCGTCCAACAATTGACCCAATGCGTTCAGTTCATCTTCGTCCATCTCGTCAAAGATCTTGTCGTAAACTTCTTCCGCACCCATGCCGTAATATTTTGGATCATGGAAGATCTTAATGCCTTCAATGTTGTGTTCGCCAATACGGTCACGTACCAATTGACCATTTACACAATAGTCAGCGGCAATGTTAAAGATGCGTGGATTGCGGCCTTCACGACGTCCCATGTGATCAAACACATTGTGGAGAATTTCGTGTGCAATAACAAACTCAACTTGTTTAACTGTAAGTGGAGTAAAAAATGCACGGTTGAAATAAATGGTGCGTCCGTCTGTTGCGGCAGTGCCCATCCACTCAGTACCTTCTTCGATTTTCAAACGGGTAGCCATGTTGCCAAAGAATGGATGGCGAAGTAATAGGCCCACACGGGCTATAATAATTTTGTCGATAATTGGATCTACGTGTGACATATTTGCTCCTAATGTTTGCTGTATGTATATAGTATAACACCACCCGAAGGTGGTGTCAAATAGTGCTAAACCAAATTAGTTCTTGTCAGTTGCTGCCGCAATGTATTTGCCAAACTTAGCATGGAACTTGTCAAAACATTCAATCTCATCTGGGTCCAGCGGCAATTTGTAAGTACTCAGTGCCAACTTAGTTCCCATGATAACCAATTCTGTTTCAAAGTTATCCATAATAAACTGGAAGAAGTTGTTGACTTGTTCGTTCCAATTCTTGGCCTTTTTATCGCAGGAATCTTTCAATTCGTAGCACAGAGACACAGTCAAAGAGTACATGGCCGAAATTTCTTTTGACTCCATTTTCTTAACCTTGCCATTCAAAATGTCTGTAGGGTTAGGCATTTTGCTGGCATGTTTACGATGTGCCATGAACTTAATAGCCAATCCTTCACCAACTGAACCACTTACCAAATCAGTCAATGTTTCGTTATCGCAGTCATCGTCGTGCAACAACTCGGAAACAAACGACCAGCTACGTGGAGTAGCAAAGGCACGTGAGCTGGACTTTGGATCAAAGTCGTACAAGTCCTTTTTAGAGAAACTTAAGAAACCAACCACATCTTTATGCACCTTGTTTTCAGCGGCCCACTCAAAGTAGTCATCCCACTCAACAGTCATTTCCAAGTGAACAAAACGGTTTGCCAGCGGAGCAGGCATACGGAATGTGACACCTTTGTCAGTTTCGCGATTACCAGCCGCAACCATTACAACATTGTCGGGCAAGCGATAAGTGCCAACACGACGATTCAAAATCAACTGATAAGCCGCTGCCTGTACGCTGGGAGCCGCACTGTTCATTTCGTCCAAGAACAGCACAATCTTCTTGTGCTTTTTGGCAAACTCTTCATCAGGCAATTCGCTGGGAGGTGCCCAAACCATTTTATTGACATTGGAATCAAAGTAAGGAATACCTTTAATGTCAGTAGGTTCCCACAGGCTCAAACGAACATCAATAACGTGAGCGTCAAGTTCTTCGCCCAATTGTTTAATAATATCAGACTTACCAATTCCTGGGGGGCCCCAGATAAAGATTGGACGCTGATTTTTAAAAGCCTTACGCAAAGACTTTTTAGCATTTTTTGGGCCAACGGTGCGGCTAAGGATCTCGCTCATATATTTCCTATCTTAGTTTAAAAAGTGTTGTTGAACTAACGCTGTCTATGTATGTATTATACAGCGGAATAGGAAGAGAGTCAAGTGTTTTTTAAGAAGTTTTTGCCAACTTTAGCCAAAACTTATAGTTCTTTTTGGCGTTCGGTCATGGCTTTAACCAAACCAAATTTACGGATATCGTCCGAAAACAGCATCAATTCAAACCCTTTTTTCTCAGCAAAAACAGTGATACTTTGATTAGTAAGGTAATAGGGACAATCCACGTACCTCTCCAAAAAGATAATGGTTTGCGGGCTAAGTTCAATTGGTTCGGTAAATGGAATTTCGTATTCTTTGAGTTCTAATTCTTTAACCAAAAACTCATAACCTTCGTCACTTAGGCGGAATGCATTTGGTTTATTGACGCGATTGGATTGCCACCATTTGTGACTGTACAAGTTTATATTAGCATCATCTGTACTCTTACCCCATTGTTGTAAAAATATCTTAGTCAATGCAGTTCTTGTTATCATTTAATAATGGTGCCACTTGTTAGCTTAACAACTTGAAAATCGGTTGTTCCAAACGTTAGGTTCATTTTTTTAGCAAGATTTCTAGCATGTCCAGGATTACTAAAACTAACTTTCTTATATTTAGGTCCAGGATAACTTGTTAGGCTATTAAACGATTTTAAGTTAAAAGGCTCGTTCTTATAGAAAACTGCCCAAATGGCTTCTGCCTCTAAAACTTGCTCGGCTTTATAGGTTTTTTTGTTAGTGTACTCTAAAAGTACTTTGGGTTTTGGTCTCGACATGATATGCGTATCCCGTTAATATACGCATATATTTATCCTTATTTTGACTCGTCAAACCCACCGCCATCCATTTGTACATTTATCACTTCTGTGGCAGAATTGCTTTTAACCGCATTATAAACAGTTTCTAAGTCACGATTCAACTTGTCCAGCACTTCAGTTAGCGTTAAACTCAGTAATCGTGCCTGTTGGATAGATAACTTAACTTCTTTTTGCTGACCCAATTCAGCCGCTCTTACTGCTTGGGTAAACTGTGCAATAGGGCTTGTATTAATCAGATTTTGCATTGGTAAGTATTGCCTTCATTTCAAATTTATCTTTGAACGGACCCTTGTAAGGATATCGTTCGATTGTGATTGCTTTTGGGCAAAAACTCTTTACCCATCCTTTGTTAAATTTAATAACATAGTATCCTGCACAATATAGACTCTTGCTTTGTTCGCTTTTGGTAAACAAGGGCAATTTACGTCTAACATCATACATGCTATTATATGGAGAACACAGTGTCGGATACCCGTGGCATTCATGCACTTCTTCCACAGCAGTTACTTTGATTTTGGTATTCTTCAAAAAGAAGTTGCTACCAAAGTGTTTGGTCAAGTCCTCTTTCTTGTTAAACATAACTTCACCTTTGGTGCTACTGAGAACAAATTTATTGTTTTCTTTCTTATGTAGAGTAGCAATCTTGGTACCGTCTTGTTCGACAATCCAAAACTTACCATCTACAATAGGCTTTGCGTGTATCTCTGTCATTCTTTTTCCTCTGTTGGAAACGGCCACGGTGCAAAAGATGCTTTAAGTTCTGCACTAGTTGGACGTTTTGCTAATTCTATATTTTCTATAATAATAGTACCATCATCTTCGCATAAGCTAACTTGAAATGGTGCGTATACAAGTACAGAAGTATCTTCTTCTTGCCAATCATGTTCGCCGTCAAACAACCAACCTGCCCCGCCTTCGTAGTAGGCTTCACGGATAGCTTCTTGTTCTTCTTCGGTAATATCTTCGCTAAATTCTATTTCAATATTGATACTGTCATCAAACTCACAACCCCAGCCAGGTTCGGATTTAGCATAGACAACATTGCTATCTGTGTATGGCAAGTTGCAGTCCATATCTTCTTCGATGAAACCTTGTCCCCATCGAAATGTTTCGTCAAGATTGAACCAGCTTATGCTACCGTCTTTGTTATGACGGTACATTTCTACATGATAAACAATACTTTTCTTTTCAAGTGGTTTAATTAGATATACTTTAGACATATTAATTTGCCTCAAATAAATTTATTGCCGCGTGTGTAAGCGGATATCTTGCCTGGAAAGGTTCGGCATATGATTGAATGTTATCTGCAATCTTTTTCATATCATAACTATTACAGAATTTAAGCATACGGATACCAACTTGGTCTACAGTTTTAGGCACTGCATGAGTTGCGATGGTTTCACGGATATGTTCTTTAATGTCATCGGGTTGTGCAGTCAAATCGCATAACTGTACATTGCGTTGATAATCTTCTAATACTCTGTGTTCTTCGCCATTGTGGTCAACCCAACGTTGCAACATGAGATTGTTCCACGCATATCCGCGGCTTTTACGGTCTTCGAACGCTTCAGTAAGCCCAACTTTGTTTTTAGAACCTTTAGTACGCACACCTGGATACGCCGAGAACACATTATCACTGGTATCACCACGCATACATTTCTCAAACAGCATCCATTGTGGATCTTGTGCGGCTTTAGGCTCACCTGTCTTTTTGTCTTTAACGGGTTTACCCTTGGCATCAAATGTGCCTTCGTGTGTGATATGCAAATCGCCTACACCATTATATTGGCTAACATTATGTGTAATCAACTGTGCAAAATCTCCGTCTGTACTAATGATCACATGTTTGTCGTTTGGATGTGCTTGTACCCAACCTGCAATCAAATCATCTGCTTCCAGCCTGGGATGTTGCATTACTGTGCAGTTGGTTTTCTCTGCCACAAAGTTTTTAAACTCGTCAAATGCTTCCCAGAAGATCTTTTCTTCTTCTGCTTCTTTAGCAGTATGTGCCGCACGTACAGCAGTGCGATTGGCCTTATACGGAGTATAAAAATCTTTACGCCACGAGCGACCTTCGAGACAGAACACCACATGAGTGCCACCAAAGTCTTTCCATGCTTTCTTGATACTGTTAAATGTAATATGAAATGCCATGCCAAGTTTAATATCGGCAGCACCCTGTACCACGTGTCTAGCACGAAAAAATGTGTTAGCAGTATCAACAATAATATATGTCATTCGATTTCCGATTTGCCACCAGGCAATTTTCTTACATTGATATAACCAGCACCACGAGTAGTATCTTGACCTTCGTCGGCTAGCACGTTTCGGGCCAAGTCTTTGAACCAGCGATCCACAATTTCTTCATCTGGATCTCCATCGTAGCCATAGCCTTCTTTCTTTAATTGTACTACAAACTCGGCGTTCCAGTCAAGCTCAAAAAAGCCATTTCTAATATTATCTTTATTGACATGCGTATCCAAAACAGCTACCCAGGGTTCGCCTTTGGCAGTTGCACGTTCCTTTGGAGTCATTTTGGCCTTTGCCTCGGCCGCCCGTGCATCTTCAGCTTCTTTTAAATGTTTGGCAGTTTCATCTACAGTTGTTGCTAATTTGGCTTGTGTTTCGATAAGGGCCTGTTCAACCTTATCCAAACCAGTCATCCGTTTAAATAATCTTACTAACATCAAGTACCCCATTCGTTTTTAAACAATGGCACTTGCAATCTATCACTGTAACGCATACCAGCATTCATTGCCATAATAGCCACTGCTTTATTATTTAATGCATAGACACTTTCCACTCCGCCGATTGGCATTAGATAAACATGCCCTTTAAATCCAGCATCTCGGAATTGTCTTGTTGCAATCAATGCATCATCAAAATCACGTTCTGTGGCAATAACAAATTTAAGATATGCTGTACCAACTTCTTCATACTCACAAACAACTTCAGGTAGGATAGCTTCTTCCCACTTTTCGCCACTGACTGGTAGTTTAGCACTCACACTAAATGTAAGTTCTTTACCCACAGTACTATTCCATTTTCTCAAATATTCTTTAAACTCTGGAGTAAGTTTCTGAGTGCCATTTGTTTCAAATGTAATTTCTTTTAGATCACGCATCTTAGAATTATTTAACAGGTCTGGATAAGCACGTTGCCAACCTAACAAAGGCTCGCCGCCTGTAATAACAAGATGTTCATCCTTCCACTCGTTATGTGGAATAATTTCCATAATGCGATCTACGATTTCCTCGCTTGTAAGCATTGGACTAAGATCCTTAAAGCGTGGATCCCAACTAGCATAACTATCGCAACCTGAACTTACTAGTGGCAAGTCTTCATATTTAAAAAACTTTTTAATATCAGCCGCAA